TAAGTGTCAAGCATTAATTCATCTTTTTATCGCAATAATCGCTCCTTTTATCGCAGATGGGGGCGGTTATTAGACCGGGCTCGGCCAGGCTCGCGCGCGCCACCCTTCATGCGCAACTTAGGGAAATTTACAAACCAAAAAAGGTGCTAAACTCAGCAGACCTTCCACCCAAGGAAAAAAATTCTTGACTTCAGAATTATTTTTAGATATAATTTACTCTATGTCTAAAGAATTAACAGTAATATCTCCTGAAGGACTCGAGGTGGCTAACTCTTACTTACAGTTTGGTAGCATAAAAGCCGTATGTGAGTCCTTACAGGTAACAGAAAATACTGTTGTAGAGACTTTAAATAAACGCGAGGTTAAGAAATACATTGATACTGTATACTTAGACCTCGGTTATAGAAACAGACAGAATATCGCTACTGTAATGGATGAAATGATTCAGTCAAAACTAGATGAAGCCCAAGAAACAGGTATGTACTCTAGTAAAGATTTAGCAGATTTGCTCCAACAAGCTCATAAAATGAGAATGGATGAGATTAAGGCACAAGCAGACCTAGAAAAATTAAATCAAACTAACATTAAAAGTCAAACTAATGTCCAAATCAACGAAGGGATACCTTTCGGACAAGGAAATTATGGTAAATTAATGGAGAAACTGCTAAATGGAAACGACTGATCTAGATGAGCAGGTTAGAAAACTAGAAATAGAACTAGCTACTCATGAAGTACAATGTGAAGAGAGGTGGAAAACCAATTTTTCGCGTTTAACAGAAATTGAACGTCAACTTAGCCGGATGGAAAGTATGATAAGGGCCGGTGGTGCAACCACTATATTCTTTTTACTTGGAATTATTGTTTCTATACTAGTGTGATTACAGAAGCTATACTCTGTATAGCTTTAAATGTTTATTTTGAAGCTAGGAGCGAAGATTTACGTGGAAAAGTAGCCGTGGGTTCAGTAGTTATGAACCGTGTGGAGTCTACTATTTTCCCCGACTCAGCTTGTGACGTTGTATATCAAGCTGAATACTTAGGAAAATGGCCGAGAAGACATCGATGTCAATTTAGTTGGTTTTGTGATGGCTTATCGGACATACCAAGAGAACCCAAAGAGTGGGCACGTGCAGTATCCGTAGCTAGATGGATTTATGGTATTGGAATACCAGATATTACCAAGGGAGCACTGTGGTATCACTCTAATGAGGTATCTCCAGAGTGGGCAACAAATGAATATATTCAGATTGGTTCCCACAAGTTTTATAGAGAGGTGAAATAAAAATGCATGACGCAAAAATACATTCAAAACGTGGTATATGGTACGTTACTGAGCCAGGTCAACCTGTAAGAAAGTTTGAAAGTGAGGCAGCAGCTGTTGCATATATTGCCTGCACTGAGCCTGATGATATGGATTCTATCCTAGATGAAGATTGGGATGATGACGAAGAGTGATTTTAGAATACGAAGCAATGCCCTTAATACAGCCACTACCTATTCCTACTAAAGGAAGAGGCATATTTACAGCAATATGGGTATGGTTAACTAATAGTAGAAAATGGATGATCGCAGAAGATTGGTACTTTACCATCAATGGCGAAAATTTTGTAATACCTAAAGGATTTCAGTTTGATGGCGCATCCATCCCTAGAATCTTTTGGTTCTTGTTAAACCCTATAGGGTTATTACTAATACCGGGACTTATCCACGATTATGCTTACAAATTTTCGAAATTGAAGTTTAAGACTGGTGAGTTCGGGCCTGTAATGAATCAGAAAGAATGTGATATGACCTTTAGGGAAGCGGCGATAGCAGTTAATGGATTTAAGTTTATTAACTACTGTGCCTGGTTTACGTTATATTGTTTTGGATTCCTAGCTTGGAATAAGCACAGAAGACACTCAGGAGACTGAAATGCCAAAAGGTAGAGGATATGGCAAAAAGCCAAAGAAAAAGCCTAAGAAGCGAGGTAAGTAATGACAGACGGCGATAGAAATGAAGTACAGGTAGATTTAGACAAGTATCAGGCTATGTTACAAAGGATAGATGAGTTAGAAGATGCTGCAGCAGCTGGTCCTGCACCTGAAGGGCCTCCTCCTCCGAAATATCAAGGAGTGAAAGACTTAGCCGCAGCAATAGACTCTTGGAGAATTTTTCCTAGAGTATTTATTTCCACTTACATATATCTTCTGTACTATAGCGCAATGTGGTTCATGGGGCTTCCAGCTCCAACAATGGAACAAGCAGGGTTAATATCAGTGATAGTAGGAGCAGGTGCAGCATGGTTCGGTTTATACGCAAATACAGGATCACCCAAAACATAGCATTACTATGTTTATTAACTTCGTGTGCTAGTATGACACCTCCAAAGGTTGAATTTAGTGTCAACTTTGGAGTGTATGATCATTATACAGCGCCTTTTTATATGCGTACTTCCTTAGGAAGAAGATGTTATTATGATTTTGACATTTTGGTTCGCTATCCACACTGTTACTGGTAAGAAAAATGACGGTACAAATAAGTAGGAAAGATATAACTTCTGATGAGTTATTAGATTTACAATCTGAGACACGTTTTCTCAAACTTCCAGTAGCTCCATATTTGGATCTGCTCGGCATAACACCGCTATCATCACAGATAGCAATTATTAACGCAATAAATAATCCTAAATACAGGTTTATTTGTGCAGCATTATCAAGGCGTCAGGGAAAGACATATATAGCCAATATAATAGGACAGCTGGTATCTCTAGTACCAAACTCAAACATTTTAATTATCTCACCTAACTATGCGTTGTCTCAGATTTCTTTTGATCTGCAAAGAACGCTAATTAAGCATTTTGATTTAGAAATTAAAAGAGATAACGCCAAAGATAAAATAATTGAATTATCTAACGGCTCGACAGTTAGAATGGGGTCTATAAATCAAGTAGACTCAACTGTTGGTAGGTCTTATGACTTAATTATATTTGACGAAGCTGCATTATCCGCAGATGGCCGCGATGCTTTCAATGTGGCGCTAAGACCCACACTAGATAAAACGAATTCTAAGGCAATATTTGTATCCACCCCGCGAGGAAAGAACAACTGGTTTGCAGAATTCTATGATCGCGGTTTTAATGACGAGTTTCCAGAGTGGGCATCTATTAGAGCCACATATCAGGACAATCCTCGTATGAGTGAATCAGATATTAAGGAAGCTCGTTCATCTATGAGCGATGCGGAGTTTAGACAAGAATACGAAGCTGATTTTAATACTTACGAAGGTCAAATTTGGAATTTCGATATTGAAAATTGTATCGCAGACTTAAAAAGTATGGAAACTTCTAAGATGGATATAATAGCGGGGATGGACGTAGGGTATAGAGATCCTACTGCATTTTGTGTTTTAGGGTATGATTGGGATTCCGAGAAATTTTATTTATTCGATGAATATCTCGATTCGGAGCGCACCACTGAGAAGCACGCTATAGAGATACAGAAGTTAATTAAAAAGTGGGATATAGACTACATTTATATCGACTCTGCAGCGCAACAAACCCGCTTCGACTTCGCACAAAATTTTGACATATCAACCATCAATGCAAAAAAATCTTTGACCGATGGAATTGGCCATGTCGCTTCGATAGTAGATAACAACAATTTAATTGTGGATCAGAGATGTGAACATACTCTGAAAAGCCTGGATCAATACCAATGGGATCCAAATCCTAATTTGGTAAAAGAGAAGCCCAGGCATAATTTCGCTTCTCACATGGCAGACGCTTTAAGGTATGCGTTATATTCTTTTGAAACCGTGCACACATCGTTCTAATAGACATGGTTGAAAATAGTATTTGACTTCAAACCTCAACTTCGATATAATTTGGGTTAAAGAAAATGGTAGAGCTAAAAAGAGATCTGGTAAAATATGTCAGAGACAGAGCAAAATCAAGATATAAAAAAGGCATTGAATGTTACATTTGTGGTGAGACGTCTAAGTTAGACTTCCACCATTTTTATAGTTTAAGCCCTTTACTGTATAGATGGGTTAAAAAACACAAAAAAGTTCCTGAAGATGTATTAGACTTTAGAGATGAGTTTATACAGGAGCATACAGCAGAGCTCTACGAACATACAGTTACTCTATGCCATGAACATCATTTAAAGCTTCATTCTATTTACGGTAAAGACCCTTCGCTAGCAACTGCTAAGAAGCAGGAAAAGTGGGTAGAAATACAGAGATCAAAACATGGCATGGTATGACAGATTATTAGGAATTGACCGCGAAGAGAAGTTGAACCCTGCTCAAGAGTTCTATGATAATAAAACAGATTCAACTCGTGAGCCTATACAGCAATATGAGCGAGCATACGAAGAACTAGAAATTGTAAATCGTGGCGTCAACATGATAGTTGACGATACCGCTGAGATCAGAACAAAAGTCGGTCCAGCGATTAAAGGCAAGAGTATAGTCAAGAATATTAAAAGATCCAAAGTTGAACTTTTAGTAAACCAAGAGCCTAACCCGTTTCAAGACATAAATACATTTCGTCGGAATCTGGTTACAGACTTTATTTTAGACGGCAATATTTTTATCTACTATGATGGAGTTCACTTATATCATCTGCCATCGGATAAGATGACGATTAATGCAAGTGAGACAACTTATATAGAAAGTTATACGTTCCAACAAGACCTTAAATATAAGCCAAATGAAATTATTCATATTAAAGAGAATTCGTTCTATTCTATATATAGAGGAGTTCCCAGGCTAAGTCCTTCGTTGCGTACAATGCAACTGATGACAAGTATGAGAAAGTTTCAAGATAACTTTTTCAAAAATGGGGCAATACCAGGTCTAGTATTAAAAAGCCCCAATACTTTATCAGAAAAGATTAAAGAGAGAATGCTTCAGTCTTGGAGCACTCGATACCGACCTGATGCAGGCGGTCGAAGACCTTTAATCCTGGATGGGGGTATTGAAGTAGACTCGATTTCAAATGTAAACTTTAAAGAATTAGATTTTCAAAGTTCTATAGCAGAAAATGAGAAAATCATTCTTAAATCTCTAGGAGTACCGCCAATACTTTTAGACTCAGGAAATAATGCAAATATACGACCCAATATGAGGTTGTATTACTTAGAAACTATACTACCTATAGTACGAAAGATAAACTTTGCATATGAGAGATTTTTCGGATTTAAACTAGAAGAAGATGTAACGAATAT